CTATGGCAAGCGATGCCCACAGCGCAGCGGCGCAGGCCAATTCTCGCATCCTGGTGGTGCAATCCCTGGTATCGGACGTGGACAGCCAGTTGCTTCTCAATGCGTCAATGATCAGCGATATAGATTCAGCGCTTACCAGCCAATTCACGGCGGGGCATCCGCTCACAGCCAGCGATATGAGCGATTTACGTAGCGCAATAGCAGCGGTAACAGCAGCGGTATCAGCGAGCGATATGAGCGATATCGCCAGCCGGGTATGGGCGACGGCAATAGGGGCGGCAGTGTCATCCAGGATCGCGCTGATCCAATCCAATGTGAGCGACGTGGAAAGCCAGCTTGACCTGAATGCCAGCATGATCAGCGATATTCAAAGCGCGCTAGATAGTCAATTTGTATGGAACAGCGCGTTTCTGAGCGATATGAACAGCGACCTGGCGAGCAAGATCGGGAATGTGAGCGTGGCCTTGACCGCCTCAGATATCAGCGATATCGCTTCTGCAGTGGCGGCAGCCGTGACCACGGTCACGGCATCGGATATCAGCGATATTGCCTCGGCGGTCAAGGCGATCCTGGCAAGCGATATGAGCGATATCTTGAGCGCGGCGCAGCAGACGAACAGCCGGGCATTGGTGAACCAGAGCCGGGTTAGCGATATTTACTCGTTATTGTCAGATGTTGATAGCAATTTCCAGAGCCGGGTGCCGAAGGCCGTGGCGACCAACAGTCAGCTCTCTGACCTGGCAAGCGATTTGCGGAGTTACCTGGTGGGAATGAGCGGGATGCTGAGTGATGTTGATAGCCAGCTCTTGCTGAACGCCAGCATGATCAGCGATATCGATAGCGCCCTGACCAGCCAGTTCACAGCCGGGCATCCGATGACGGCGAGCGACCTCAGCGACCTGAGAAGCGCGATCACGGCGGTAGCCTTCAGCCTGGGGGCAAGCGATATCAGCGATATCGCCAGCCGGGTGCAGGCGGTGCTGGCAAGCGACCTGTCCGATATCCTCAGCGCAGCGCAGCAGACCAACAGCCGGGCGCTGGTGAACCAGAGCCGAGTATCCGACATCTACTCGCTGCTTTCAGACGTGGAAAGCCAGGTCGATTTGAACGCCTCGGTGATCTCGGATGCGCACAGCGCGGCAGCGCAGGCCAACAGCCGGGCGCTGGTACTGCAATCACTGATGAGCGACGTAGACAGCCAGTTGACCCTGGATGCGTCGGTGCTCTCGGATATCTACTCCAACCTGGTTGCAGGCGTGACGGTGGGCGCTTCTTCTCTCTCCGACCTGTACTCGATGGTGTGGGACACGGCGGAGGCGGAACTGGCGGCGGTGCCAGCAGCCAACGCAGGCTACGGCGACAAGCTAGCGTGGATCTTCGCCTTGAGCCGCAATAAACGCACGGCGAACAGCGCGGTAGAGAGCTTGAGGAACGACGCTGATGCGGCAGATATCGCCAGCGCAGCGGTGAGCGATGATGGCACGACCTTCACCCGCGGGGAGTGGGCATAATGCCGATCACAACCAGAGACAAGCGCGCCAGCGTGATGGGTTCCGGAGTGGATGCCCTGATCGTGCTACCCCAGCCTGGGACGCATGAGCAGGGCGACCGGCAGCAGGTGAGCGCGCTGTACCGCGGGGTTTTGGCGCATGTGATTCTGTACCTGGCGCAAGCCACGCCCCTGGAGCGGATATTGAAGATCGCTGGAGAGAGCCGTGCCCTGGCAATCCTGGCGGAGATACGAGTGCTGGCGGTGAAAGAGGAAGCGAGGAATTATGAAGATATTTGAGAAAGACGCTGACGCAGTTCTGGATTATTTATTCGACTGGTCGGATTGGCTGGGATCAGACACGATCTCGACGATAACGATCACAGCGGATACGGGTATCACGGTGGCGAGCTCGTCTAACACCACGACAAATGCAACCGTTTGGTTGAGCGGGGGCACCGCAGGGACTATATACCGGTTGGCGTGCAAGATTGTAACGGTGGCTGGGCGGACAGACGAGCGGACGGTGGGGATCAAGGTGGTGCACAAATGAATATTGAGGAGGCGATCTACTCATATTTAACCATACATCCAACCGTGAGCGATCTTGCAGGGGCGAGGGGCTACCCGATGACAATACCCCAGACGGCGAACCTGCCGGCGTATGCTTACCAGGTGATCAGCCACACAGAGCTGATGGACCATGATGGGTATGCCAAGCTGCACATGACACGGGTGCAGTTCACTTGCCAGGCAGGGAGCTATGAGGCGGCCAAGGAGCTGGGGCGGGCAATCGCCGGGGCGATGCGCGGGCGGAAGGGGCTGATGGGCGAGATATGGGTGGAGAGCGGGGAGGTGCTGAACGAGTTTGATGGATACGGGAGTGTGGGGAACGTGTTCACGACGCGGGTGGATGTGGGGTTGATGTATCGGAGCTAGAGATTAAACCGCGATGGGCGCGAAGATGCAAAGAAGAACACAAAAGGAGTAAAACTCCGCATGAGCTCCCGCGAAAATATAGCGGGGGTAATCTAATAAAGAGAAAGTGAGGAGATTGAAATGGCAGAGCAAGGTGGTTTCGGTGTGGTTTTGAAAGTGATGATCAGCACGACACTGACGGCAGTTGCGAACCTGCTGGACGTGGATTTCCCGGCGCAGGAGAAGGAGCTAGCAGACATGACGGCACATCCGTCTGCGGCAAGCACAGGATACCGAAGCTGGATCGATTCGGGCGTGCGGTCGCTGACCGAGTTCACGGCTGTACTGGGCTGGGATGACACCGAGTCGACACACGTGGCGATTGTGACGGCGTTCGATGCAACCACAGCGCTGAGCATGAGCATCGAAGACCCGGCCGGGCAGGAGATCGTGGCGTTCAGCGGGTTCATCCGCAGCATAGGGCGCACGGCGAAAATCGGCGACGGGTACAAGTGCAACGTGGCGATCCAGCCGACGGGCGCGCCAACCATTACTTAAGAGATTGACCGCAAAGGGCGCAAAGACCCCGTGCGAGAACCGGGGGACGCCGCGAAGAAGAGCAGGAAGAAGAACAAAGATATATAAAAAACCTTTGCGGTCTTAGCGCCTTGGCGGTTGGAAGGAGTCGAGGTGGCTACTTTAAGCGTGCAGACAATCGCGCTGACGGGGATCACGCCCAGCTTTGCTGCGGTTGCGGCAGGCGGGGATGAGTTCCCGAATGATGGGAACACGTATATCGAGGTAGTGAACAGCAGCGGGGCGAACACCTACACGCTGACGTTCACCAGCCCGGCGACGGTGGAGGGTGTGGCGATCGCAGATCCGACAGTAAGCATTGCGGTGAGCTCCAGGAAGAAGGTCGGGCCGTTCCCGGTGAGCGTGTTCAACAATTCGAGCGGGCGAGTGGCGGTGGCGTACACGGGCAGCGCGCCGGCGACGGATCTTACGATTGGAGTCTTTAAGGGCGTTTAATTAACCACAGAGACACGGAGAAGAGATTAGAACACGAAGGGCTTTTAAGTTTTAAAGACTCTGTGTGCTTCCTCAAGTACAGTCGGGATTCATCTCTGTGGTGAGAGAGGGTTAATATGTCTAAGATATTGGGCAGGGAAGAGTTCCTGCGGGTAGATGACAGGCCGGTGGAAGAAGTGGAAGTGACCGGTGGGGTGGTGCGCGTTAGGGCGATGGATGCGCGCACGTGGGGGAAGGTTGCGAGCCAGTTGGGCGGGATGGACGACGTGGGGATCCGGCTGTTGATGTGCGCGGCGTGCCTGGTGGACGAGAGCGGCGAGCGGATATTCGACCCGGAGAATCTGGATGATATTGCGCTGCTGGCCGGGAAGAACTTCGCCACGTCGATCAGCCAGATCTCGGACGTGGCGATCAGGCTATCCAGGGCGACGCGCGGCGATGTGGAGCAGATGCGTGAAAATTTTCCAGAGACCCCTGGCGAAGATTCGCTTTCAGGCTAAGCCTGGCGCTAGGGGTGTGGGATGTGGACCGCATGCTGGCGCAGATGCCGGCGGGGCTGATGGCGGAGTGGATGGCGTTTGACATGGTGGAGCCGGTGAGCCTGGGGTACCGGGGCGACGTGCAGGCGGGGATAATCGCCAGCCTGATCGCGAATGTGAATCGCGACGTGAAGAAGCGGAAGGAGGCATACCGGGTGGAGGATTTCATGCCGGAATGGGGATCCTCTGGGGAGAACGCACAGGAGCCATCGCCGGAGGATGTGTGGGCGAAGGTGAAGGCATGGGCGGAGCGGTATAAGAAGAATTAGGGATCAGGAATAAGAAGAATTAGGGATCAGGAATTAGGAATTTAGGGATCCGGAATAAGAAGAATTAGGGATCAGGAATAAGAAGAATTAGGGATCAGGAATAAGAAGAATTAGGGATCAGGAATAAGAAGAATTAGGGATCAGGAATTAGGAATTTAGGGATCAGGGAATGGCGAGGGCGAAGAAGGCGGTCACGTACATGAAAGGCAGCAGCTCCTTTGTATTGGAGGGGGCTGATGAGCTGATCGAGATGCTGCAGAAGCTGGGAGATATCGCCGCAGGGGCGGCGGTGATGGCGGCGGTGATCGAGGGGGGGAAGGCACTGGAGGATGAGATCGAGAGCCGGGCGCCTGGCCCGCACGTGATCACCGTGCCGGACATGCGCAGCATCAAGCGCGGGTACGCCGGGGTGAGCGTGGGACCGGACAAGGAGCACTGGTATTATCGGTTTTTCGAGACGGGGACGACGCCGCACGAGATCGAGGTGGAGACGGCGGAGGCATTGACGCTGGTGGGTGGGAACCTGAGAGAGCGGGTGATGAATCATCCTGGGATGGCAGCCCAGCCCTTTATGCGGCCGGGGTTCGACGCCAGCGAGGCGCGGGTGAAGGCGAAGATAGGGGAGGAGCTGTGGGAGCAATTAAGGAAATCCCGCTGAAGCGTCTCCAAAAGAACCGGGGTGCTTCAGCGGGACTGCGCCACGCTAAAAACGGCGTGGCTTGGCGGGTGGAGGTAGGATATGGCTGGTGAATTTGTAATTGGGAACATGGTTGCGAAGCTGGCTGCGGACACATCCGATTTTATCAAGGACATGAGCGGCGCGGGCAACGTGGCGAAGGATTTTAAAAAGAGCGCCGGGCAGGTTGACGAAGGGGCAAAGACGATTAAGGGTTCTTTCTCGAATATCCAGGGTGCGGTGAAGAACTTCTTGATTGGCGGGGGCTTAATACTCGCCGGGCAGCAAGCGGTCAATTTCGTGAAGGACCTGGTGAACTCAACAGTGGAGTATGGCTTGGCGGTGGATGAGCTGGCGAACGTTACGCAGGCCAGCTATGAGGAGACGAGCAAGATCATCCAGGTGGCAGACGATGCCAGGATCAGCCATGACCAG